TAGTCCATTGGTGAAATATCTATAAACATAGTTTTACTAAATAGTCCATTGGTGAAATATCTATAAACATAGTTTTACTAAATAGTCCATTGGTGAAATTAGCATTTTCACCACCAATAATATATTCCCCAATTAAATTTTCGTTAGAATTAATACCTAAATCAGTTATGGTGGTATTATAAAATAAACCAATTTTAAGAAATGTATTATAATAAGTTGATGTTAAATAATTAAAAGCGAGAGAAAGTTGATAATATCCGTTAGAATTTTTTGCTCTAAATGACAGTGATATATCATGAATTATTTCATATGTAGTATCTGCAATTACTTAGTCGGGGCTATTTAGTGCATGAATATCGTTGGTAATAAATTGTAAAATTTTAAAAGTAGAACCGGATGTATCTCCAATAGATATTAGATTATCAAGAGATAAACATTCAGTTGATAATCGACCACCTACTCTTATATCATGAAAAAGGGCATTTCTATTTTGTAAAACTTATTTTTTTTATAAATTAGAAATTACTCATTATTTCCATTTTTTCAATCGTTTTTTGGATATTGGATTTTTTAGGTTTAAAAGGATTATCTGGGTCATCTGCTGGCGTTTCCTCATTTTTCTTTATATCACGATAAACATTATCTATTTTTTCAACTATCACTTTAATTTTATCTTTGTTGGTCTCATTAATTAGGGCTATATCAAAATTAATATTATCAGTTAAAATTGAAAATGCGTAATAAATAATATATTTTCTTTTAGTTCTACAAGTTGATTTATATTTAATTATGAATACCGAGTATAATGATTTTATAATTTTATTTATAAGTGGTAAGTTGGTAGTGTTTTTTGAAACTGAATTTTCGGGGTCAGCATAATGAAATAATATATCCCAAATAATCCATATGATATCGTTATAACTCCCTTCAGGGGCATAAGAGCGTGCTTGACAAATACATTGTTTTTTCTTTTTTTTACATATATTTTCATATTCAATTATCCACTCATACCAATAACACGCATCTATTATATTACCAGTTGTAATACTATAGATTAATTCATTAACGGGTATTAACAATTCGGTTGGGTCATCATCTTTAAATACTATATTAACGAAAGAAACGTTAGGTGCTTTGAACTTGGAACTTAGATTAATTAAATCAAACTCTTCCAATTTATTCAATTTAATCTGTTGATAAGTTTGCTTTTTATTTGAATAGCATAAAATACAAATTATTTCAGAAAATAGATTACGGATTTTACTATTGTTTCGCAAAATAAGCATATCGTTGGTATAACCGGTGTTGATGATGCTACTAAAATTATCAAATCGCATATTCAAATATATAGGCAACTTGGGATTACCAGAATGAATATACCTTGTAGCATATAAAATAATTATCTCCCACAAGTCGAGATAATGACCGGCACATATAAATTCAGCAGTCCAATAATTAGCATTTTCAATCTTATTATCATATATACATTTGATTAATTCTTGTTTTGCTTTGGATTTTTGAAATTTAGAAAATGTAATATTTTTAAATTCTGTTCTAATATCATCTATTTCTGTTATTTCATCATCTGCATCATCAGAGTCCATTTAATGGGATTTATACAAATAAAATAAAATAAATTTAATATTAATACATATTAATACATAATAATGGTATTTAACCAATTTTTAAACAAAACATACACCAATATTAATAAGGCTGCTACATCCCTCAATAAGAGTAGTTCCATCACTAAATTGTTTGTTCTATTCTTAATATTGCTATCTATGTGCTGTTTATTCAATAGTTTCAATACTTCTAATTTTTCGCTGGTGGAAAGTTTTGATAATAAAAATAAGAAAAAATATGTAAAAAAACTGGATGCTGATATATATGATGAATTTTACAGTAAATATTATGACCCTATTCATTTAAATAAAGCCAGACATGAATTTGAATTTGATAAAATCTCAAGTTTATCAAAAAAAACAAATGATACCAAAATATTAGATGTTGGGTGTGGGACAGGTTATACCGTGAAAGTATTTGATGATAAAAAATATAACATCGTTGGATTAGATAAATCTGATGATATGATTTCGTATGCCCAAAAAACTTATCCTAAATGCGAATTCATAACAAATGATATATTGGAAGCCAGTAGTCTGGACCTCAATTCATATAGCCATATTTTATGTTTAGGAAAAACCATATACGAAATCAAAGATAAAGCGGCGTTCTTTGAAAGTTGTTTTAGTTTGCTCTCAACTGATGGTTATTTGATTATTAACTTAGCAGACAGAGAGAAGTTCAACCCATACGTCCAGACTAAAAGTAAGGATACATTATATGATCCTGTGAAGTATGGGAAAAAGGTAAGTGAATTAATAGTTAAATTTGATAAAGATAATGAATATATGTCAAAGTATAAAGTTTTAAATACCGATAATGATAATACCGTTGATAGTGATGCGACCCCATATGCGGTGTATAACGATAAGTTTTCTAATTATAAATCGCATACGGTTAGAGAGAATGAATTAAATTTATATATGCCTATAACTACCAAAATTTTGAATCTTGCTAAATCAAAAGACTTCAAATTATATAAGAAATTTGATTTAAAAGAGATTGGCTACACCAACGAATACATCTATGTATTCAAAAAACTGGAATAAGTGCTATTTATTTTATTTATCTGATAATAATAAAATAAATTTACCTAATGTATTTGCTCGCCCTCGCAAATGAATCTAATACAAAAATTATGAATATCCCTAAAAACAGATATAATATTAATTCCTCGGTTATATGATTTGTCTTTTCATCATGCTGCTCCTCCAATAAATGAATTACATAATCAAGTTTAGTCAGTAATTGGGTATTGTTATATGAGGCATTTGGACCCGAATTATTTTCACTATGTGTTTGGTATTGACTATTCAAATAATCCAAGTTTCCTTTGTAACTGTCGCTAAAGTTAGAATATTTAGAATTAACATTAGTATTCATAACCGTTGCTGCGTTTGTATTATTTTCAGTATTAGCGTTTAATTTTTGTAGTTCTGAATTAATAATATCATTATTAGTAGTGTTATTAACCATCTCGGTGATTTTATCATACTGGTGTTTGAAATTATCATCTTCCTCCTCTTCTTCATCATTATCGTGTAATTTAGACAATAAGTTGTTGATATTAGTCAACTTACTTTTGTTACTCTCTAAATTTTCGTCGGGTGGAAAATTTACCGCCTTCCTATTTTTATAGGTTCTATTAGAGGGTTCTTTAGTATTTTTTTTCGGTAAACCCATTTCTTTAGTTGTTTCTAATTGCGCTGGATTTAATTGATACATACTCTTAATAAAAAAGGAGATAATAATATTTCACAAAACAACAAAAAATCAAAAATATATTTTATCTAAATATATTAATGAGCTACAGTAAAACATTTTTCGATTCAGCAGGTATTAAAAATGTTAAAGGATTAAATGTTCGCGAATTCTTTAATAATATTAATGGTAATAAACTATTTTTAGGCTTGATGATGATTTTTATGAATCTCGGGTCCAGATATATTGAAATTAAATTGACTAAAGGACAGGAAATGATGTTGAAAAATATTGCTCGCGAAGTGTTGATTTTTACCATAGCATTTATGGGTTCCCGTGATATATTTATTGCTTTAATTATCACAGCAGTATTTATAATTTTAAGCAGTTTTGTTTTTAACGAGCATAGTAAATTTTGTGTTTTGCCAGAAAAATACAAGAAGTTAGCAAATGTTATAGACACAGATGGCGACGGTGAAGTATCCAGAGAGGAATTGGAGAAGGCTTACGATATTTTAAGACGGGCAAAAGAACAGGAACAACATACTAACAAAATACAAATGCTCTCTAATATCGCCGAATAAGTTTGTTCTGTTAATTATAATATTTACCTATAATAATATTATAATTATGAGTGATGAAGATTATCAATTAAAACCTGTAGAATTCCAGGCACGATTAAAATATAAAGTAGGTAATACTTACAAATATTTAACCATAGATGAATTTGATTTTGATAAAATTAGAAATATGAATATGTATGATAGAGAGAAAGAGAAGTTTATCCAGGAAAAACAGAAAATCAAACCACTCCATATATGGAAAGATGACACTGATTTCAAAGAATTCAAAGCCCATCTGAATAAGTCGGACACAAATGAAACCAAATTTAAAATACCTTACTCTTCTTATTATTTTACATATAATAATTTGAATGCTGTAATTAAGGAGAAGCAAACAGAATTAGGGAATAAATTCTCTCAATACAACAATAATGATTATTCTAATTTTTTTATTCTAAATAAAGGCAATTCAGATGAACATATAAAAGAGTACTTTCAAGAACTTAAAAAAAATTTGGATGAAAATATCCGTGAAGCCAATAAAACGACTGTTACTAATTCAATGAATCAAGTACAAACAAATGATTGGAATAATGATAATATGCGCAAAGATATAGTTAATGAATACAGTAAATATATATTGAGCAATGAAGAAATTGCCGAAACTGACGCTAATAAACTATACGATAGGTTGAAATCCAACGATACAAAGATGAAAAATATAATTACTTACCATAACATATTCAAAATATTAGATAGATTTTATTTAAATCCTGGTTGTATTTTGAAACAGACCATATATGAAGAGAAAAAAGGCGATATATTAGAAACAAAAGAACCTATTTATATTAAAATTAAAAACATTACTCCTGTAAAATTAACCGACGAGGAGATACAAACTTCTTTTGGTGCTGGTATATTAAAACCTGTATATGAAATTGAATTTGAGAAAGTACACCATTTTTCAAAAATACAATTCAATATTAGTTTGACGGACCAATACAACCCTGATACATCAGGTAGAAAAAAGGATGTTGGATACGAATTAGTTGAAAACAACTTATTTTATGATACCGATGCCGAAAAAAGAAGCGACAAAGATATCTATATAAATACCGAGTTAGATTATAATAAATTATTATCCGAATATAGCGGTGATGAATTAGTTAATATCAAAGATGTATTTATGAATTTTAATAAATTCAAGAAGATAAGTAGTGATAGATATAAACTAAAAAAAGAAGAACAATTAAATCCGAATGATATAATTAAAGATTATTATGTAGAACAGTTTTTCTTTAAGAAAGGACAAAAATTAAACCATAACAACAAATTCGCCAAAATCAAAAAAGCGACTATTAATATTAAAAAATTAGACACTAATACAGAACAATCAAACTATTTTACTCTAAAACCGTCACCATACATTAGATTAGCTATCGATGATTTACAGAGTATTTATTCTGTCTATATAGACCTGGAAGTCACATACAGAGATAAGTTAGATGAAAAAATTCCAATCAAGATGCAATATAAGCGGACATTTGGTTGTATTCAACGAGCAAATACAATAGATGGTATATTACATGATATTATAGGCAATAATTACGCCAAGCACTTATTGGAAGAAAAAATGAGGAATAGAAGTTCCACCATAGAAAAACCAGAACCATCATTAAAACAAAACAGTTATCAAAGTGGTGGTGTAAAAGCAAAACGCAATAAAACACGAGCAAGAAGGGGTAATAAAAATCGTAGAACAACATTAAAAAAAATTATACAATATTATGCTTAAATACATACGACACATTTAAAGATTATCAATTTCAACTTTATATGTTTCCATAAAGCATTCTACTAACTCTGTAGGTATTTGAGTAAAGCAAACAAGCGTCTTATTTCTATCATAGTTCTCTTGTGCGTTTTCTTTAATAATTGCCTTATCAAATAGGTCTTTGTCCAAATAGTATTTTTCGGCAGTTTTAGGACCACACTTGCTAAAAACTGGGGGGATACAATCAGATTTATCACCAAGAACAATCTTATAAAACAGGTTCTTATCGGCTTCAGCAAAGACCTTTTTGTTTTCCATAAGGTTTTTGAATTGTAGATTAATTATATGTGTGTTTTCATCGTGTAGTTGTAAATAATCGTGGTCGTTTGTAATTATATAAATATTTGCGTCTGGATATTTGGCTCTAATAAAGTTTTTGGTAATCGCTGCCACATCGTCACCTTCCAGGTTATTACATCTAAATATATGGTCTGCTCCTGCTTTTTTAAGCAATTCATCATTATTAGCATATACCATTTTGAAGAAATCGGCAATAGTAGTTGCGTCCTCTTCTTTTGCAGCTCCGTCATCAACATATCGGTTTTCTTTGTATCGGGGATAAATAGAATTCCTCCAGATGTCTTTACGGGAACAATCCACACCCGCAATTACAGTACATTCTTTTTTGTGTAATTTCAGTTGTTTTTTAATTTTTAGAATTGATTCCGAAAATAATTTAATGAATTTTGTAACGAATTCTTCGCAATCAAGCAAATTTGCGGGTAGTTCGGTTTCGTGTGAATGTTTCCACCACCGAATTAATGCGTGATATCTATAGAATATCATATAACTTGTGTCTATCAGTATATAGTTCATTACTTATTATTATGTGTAATCTATAATACATAATAATAATAATACATCAATTTTTTTTTATTTTATATCTATTTATTAATTTTCTTGATTACGTAACAATAAGCTTTCCGTTCATATCACCATGGAATTGGCAGACATAATAATACGTGCCTGCCGTCGGTGGTGTCCAAGATACTGTTGAGCTCTGTGTTCCGTTATTAGTTAATGAACCTCCGGAAACTGGATTAGATGTTCCGATTCCAACTACAGTTTTAATCCAGAATGGATGCGACGCAGCATTTACATTAAAGTTTATTGTATCGCCGAGAGCTATATTTACGTCTGGGTTATTTCCACTTACAGAACCCTGACAGTCTGTTCCACTTAATGCGTATGCTAATGAATCTGGTGCGGTTACACCTACGGTGTAGCTTTGTGCTGCTCCCGCAATATTCTGCGTCCAATTGAATTCGGTGGCCGCAGTATTACTATTACCGGCTGCATCCACATATAAACCGCCAGCAACATTTATAGTTATTGCACCGGAATAGCCAGATGTTGGAGTAAAGTTAGCAGTAAATATTGTGCTACTGGTTGTTGCGAACGAGTTTAGTACACCATTTGTTACGACAATATCAGATTCAGTGAATGTGGTAGTTGGTTTACTAGAAGTAAACGTTAAACCAACAACGGCGCTGCTGTTGGTAGTACCGCCATTAGAAATAGTACCACTTCCGATGACCATAGTTGGTTGAGTAGTATCATAAGTGTAAATGAATGGAATGCTTGCTGTATTAGGATTGCTGTCAGTTGAACCAGTGAATACTCCAGCAGCGATGGTTACGCCTGTTGATCCTTGTCCAGTTGGTGTTAATGTGGCTGTATATGTTGTGGCTGATACTGGAGTGAAGCCGGTTAATGTACCATTTGTAAGTGTAATATCACTTTCCACAAAATCAATTGTTCCCAGAGTAGAAATGAAAGTTAAATCAATCGTTGCGTCATTATTTGCTGCCCCATTATCAAGCGCAGAACTTGTAATAGCTATATTAGGTATTGTATTTTCATACGACCAATTGAATTCATCTGCAGCACTATTACCATTACCATAAGAATCAGTGAATGCCGCAGCACCGATATTTATAGTTGTCGTAATAACACCCACACCAGATGTTGGTGTAAATTTAGCGGTATATATTGTATCTGAACCATCAAAATCGGTTAATGAACCATTTGTAACTGTAATGTCACCCGCTCCGAAATCTGTTGTTATCGACGAAGAAGTAAACACTAAATTGAGAAAAGGGTCACTGGTGGTGCTTCCGTCAGTTACTATACCGGCATTAATATCTATAGTAGGCTGTGTTCCGAAATAGGTCCAGTTGAACTCACTTGATATAAGATTATCATTACCGACATCATCAGTAAATGCTCCGGGAAGAACCTTTATTGTAGTAGCTCCACTCGTAGCAGGTGTAAATGTCGCTGTGTAAAAAGTGGAACTTGTAGCGACAAAGTTACTTATTTGTCCATTAGTAAGAGTAATGTCGCCAGGGATTAAACTTGTAGTTGCTACGCTGGTTTGAAAAGTTAAACTAATCGAACTATCATTTGTTGTTGAACCGTCCGTAACACCCGCCGTGAGAGTTCCAATAATAATCGTGGGAGAAGTTATAGCAACGCTTGAGCATGTAGGGTGATATCTTAAAAGATTTTCCCCTCCCATATAACCGTGCGAATAACAATATAGACTGACCGACGTAAAATCACCATAAACATATACTCTCACATCTCCGTGATAAAAATCATATGCAGCATCATCGGTAGTTCCTGATACAGTTTTGGGTAATTTTTTACCTGGGTCTCCTATATATTTTATAAGATTTGTTTTAGAAGCATTGAGTATAGCAATTGGGTGGGTGACAGGTATATTATTTAATTCATAATAACCATTATTTAAATTATATCTTACATATGGATCATAAAAGGCTCCGTTATTTAATACATATTTATTTCCATTTGACGCTTTTACATTTACATTGGAACTAACACTCGTACATACATTATATATACCAAGTGGAATGGTAGCGGTATAAGTAATATATTGTGTTTTTTGTAGTGTTACTACGACTGTTCCAACCGATATAGTATCTAAATATGTTTGTATAACAGTTTCAGTCGAAGTTTTTACACCTGCGTTTCCAATAAAATAATCAGTCAGAATTTTTAAATTAGGAGTTTCTGGTTTCAAAGTCACGTATATAACTAAAGCACCCGAATCCTGCGTTAAATCAATTACGACCAAGTTTCTATTAATATGTAGAATGTCTGCATATTCATTTTTTAATAGGTTGGTTAATGTTTGCCTTTGTGCCACACTTAAATCGGTCAAATTGATATTTGTTACGGCATAAGTTATTCGGAATGAAATTTTAGAATCATTATCATTAGCATTAGCATTACAACACAATCCCTGCGAATTATTACTAGAATGTCTTTTTAGCGCACTTCTAACAAACCTACTTTGACTACCAATATTAGAACCAACTACATAACTATTCTCGCTTTTTCCTACTTTGTTAATTAAAAGTAATCGTCGCATATTTATATATTAATTGAATAATTAAAATTTCTCAATTAATATTTAATTTCTTTTGATATACGTTTTGCCTCATTTTTATTATATATCAATTAATGAATTGATTTGATTAAACGACTGCATTATTTCATTCTGCGTTTTTTCGGCGTCTATTATTAGGTTCAGCGCCATATTTGAAGACACAGCCAACGATAAAGTTATTTGATTAAATTCTTTTGTATATGAAAAGCCATAATTGTTAATGCATTTCGCCATATTCATAAATACTACTCGTTGATGGTCTTTTTGTGATGTAGTTTCACCCAACATAATATCTTCTAACTCTTTTAATAGTTGTGTTTTTTTTGATAATTCTAAATTTTGAAACTTAATTTTTTCGTTTATTATACCTTCTATGCTTTCTTTTATTTTAGACCTATCTTTATCCATTTGAATATTTTTGAAGTAATTATAATAAATGTTCTGGTTCTCTCTGTTTGGGTATGCTACTATACCGAAATCTATAATCCCCAGTTGATATTTTGGCTTATCATCATCACAATCATCGTTTATATGAAAGAATATGTTCCCACTATGTAAATCACAATGAATAGCACTAATGAATAATACACAAATTAGACCTAATTTACCAATTAATTTCCCAAATTCGTTTTTTACTATTTCATCATAATTTTTTATATCATTATATACCAGATTTTTTATGTTTTCCATTACAATCACATTATTATAAGCCATAGTTATATCTTTGTAGCAATATGGAATTATATATTCGCTATGATTTTCAAATTTGGATTTGAACGTTTCTATATTATTGGCTTCTCTTATGAAGTTTGTTTGTTCCATCAGTATCTCTTTATTATCAAGCAAGCATTTTTTCAAGTTTAGTTTTCTAATAATTGGAATTACGTAAGCCATATTTAAGATAAATCCCATATCTTCAAAAGCAATACTAAGTCGATGGTTTATATTATTTTTAAGAACCTTGATTACCACTTTTTCATTATTATAAATACCAGTATAAACTACACTAATTACGCCCGAGTTTAATGGTGTATAACTATCTAATTTGATGTTGTAGTTAGTTTCAAGTGTATCAAGTATAGCATAATCAATATCACTTTCCATATACGGAACTCTATCGGTGTATTTTGTTAAGAAATCTTTTTCATCTTCATTTAATAATTTATCGTCTAAACATAATGATTGAAATATTTTTACATACACAATATTCATCTCTTCTATCTTTGTGGTTATGCTTTTTATTAACTCTAATCTTGGATTAGATTGTATCTTATATATGTATTGGTTTGATGCGTTGGTAATATAAAAACCCATATACGAAGTCGTAAATATGTAAAATATGTGAGACATTCGCATACATAATTTAATGCGGTCGTATAAATATGATATGCTATTAATAGATGAATCCAAAGAATAATACATTTTTTAATTATACTAATTTATTATTTTATAACTTTAAATAATAATTTAACATTCAAACTATAAGTAGAATTACATAAACAACGGCGAGGGTGACCGCGGACCCGCAGAGCAACCCCAAGCCACCCAGACGGACTACCAGATTCTTTTCCGCCAGATTCTTTTCCACCAGAATAGGAGTCATAGGAGGCGGAGGAGGTGGTCGAGGACGAATAAAAATGGAGATAATAACACACGCCCATGCGAGATAATCAAATGTGTTTCTAAAAGGACTGAGACCTTCATCAATTATCATTATCGGGGTTCTACTCCTCTTAACAATCGGTTTTACACGAGAGTGAACAGGTGCGGCGTATGCAACCAGATTTCCATAAACGTTCGGATTACTTTTTTGCCAATTGTATTTATTATTAATGTTTGGTGGTGTATTAACAAAAGAACTGTTAATTTTATCAATTGTCGTTATAGGTTGATTGTATTTAAATTTAGGTGATATCATAAATGCTGCTGAACCGAAAGCTAAAAGAGCGAACATTATAATTGTAATTTATATACTAATTTATAGTATTATGTTTTTAAATATATTTATCTATACTAATTTATCTATAAAATTTTTTAAATTATAGAATAGTTTTTTTATCATTAATCCAATTAAGTTTTCCATATATATTGGTAATTGGTCCTTCATAGTCAGTTGGAAATGCGTTTCAAAATTCGCATCTATAAGTTTATTTGTATTGCCGCCACCCATTAAATCACTTATGTTATTATTGGCTATTGTGATTTCAATGCCGCCGAAATTATATATTAGTGCCTCGCACTTATTTGTATTTATATTAGCCATACCCATATAGTGTATTGCTAATTGTTCGTCCATTAATCCAATATCTTTATTAACAAATAATACTTTGTTATTTGGGTAGTCTATCGTTCTATGTGAGTTGAAGAGAATATATTTTTGCTTTATACCCACCTCTTTTGCGATATGTTTCAATACAATTAAAACATCAGCCGAATCATCGTTGTAAATTTTCAAAAGTTTGATTTTTTCAATCAAATCAGGGTTAATTTTATCCAATAACTCATATATATTGTGGCTTAACAGATTTTGCAGATTGATTTTCAAACTGTTAATCTTGTTTAATGAAAAAGATAATTTGTATGATTTTTTGTTGTCTAATAAGTAGGAAGACAGTATCATATTCCCCTTATCACATACCACCGTATTATTGATATCCATTAGATATCAATAATTTTTTTTTAATTTACTTTTAACTTAATCTACGCTTTAGTTTTTTAAATAGTATTAATCCTAAAAGATAATTTTTATTTTAAGATTTTAATATGTGATTTAGATATCAAGTGATACAATATTCTTATCCGATTTTTGTTTCCTCTTTGGCTTTGGGATTTTGGCGTTTGTTAGGTCCTTTAAATCGTCAATACTAATAATAGACGCCTCCTTATCATTCATACTTACATTTTTCGTTTTTAAACCACTCAGTAGAGAATTGATTTCAGCCTGCTTGGCGGTTGGACCTCTCATCTCGGGTCTGGAAATCCTCTCTTCCATATCCACTCCTCCTTCACGCTGACCCATAGAAACTCCACGAGCAGACATTAAATCGGGTCTATTTGGGATATTTTGTGACCGCTGGCTTCTATCTGGTAATTTTGTCTCGATGCTGGATGGTGGAGGTCCCTCATTTACATTTGGGGGCATAGACTGACCGAAACCAAGACCCGAGTCATTTTGGGACGATTGTTCGCCACCACTAAACACATTATTCATAAATCCAGCAAATCCCGGGTTACCGTTATTACCCATAGTATTTACTGCCGCCGATGTGAATTGCTTCATTAATTCTGGATTCTGCCTCATAATATCGTCCATACCAGGCATCGCAGATTTGAATAGCGTATTAGACATATGAACCATTACAGCCGAACCACCAAGCTGGAATAGCAGTTTTAATTCGGGAGACATTTGTGCCTTTGATTTATACTTCTCATGTAGTTCTCCAAAAATATCATCATAATCTTCTACATTTTCGTTTAATTGTTCCGCCCACCCATCAAGTTTAATATCAAATGGGTCAAACTTGTTATTTAAAAACTCAATACCTGTTACACACGCCATTAGCATCTTACCCTGGAATTTCATAGCATTTGTCTTTTCTTTTTCCGCTACAATAGTCTCATATTCCCCAATCATTTCCTTTAGATCGGACTCCATATTGTAACGCTTACTTATCGTCACACCCTTTTTATCTAAATCCTCTAACTTGCGGAGATACTTGAACTTCTCCTTTAATTCCTCCTCCTTTGTTAGTTCTGGCTTTGCGTCATAATCATCTAAATTTACGGGAACATTACTAAATTTACCGAATCCGTCCCATGTTTTGTTCTCATTCATATTAGATGTTGATTTTCCTAAACCAGAATCCTCCTCATCGTTTAGTTTTACAGGCTTTACTCCCGCCCCATCCGAAGAGCTTTCTGGGAATAATCCAGCAAACATAGTCTTTTTTGTTGTTGTGGGTTGAGATACTCTTTTGCTTCCAAAATCCCTATCATCGGATAAATCATTTAATTCGTCCTCTAATTGTGAAATGTCGTCAATATTAACATTTGAACCTGCGCCCGATGGCTTGTTTTTTTTGGAACTATCATTATTCATTAATAGTTCAATACCACTACCGAAATTTACTGATGGTCTCGACCTATCCTCTGGTTCGTCCAGATCTAACTTAAAATCGCTGTCGTTTATGTCGCCTATTTCAATTATATCGGGGTTTAATTCAAAGCTATCCATTTATAATCTATTATGTTTTAAATAGATGTTTAATTTTTAAGTAATACGAATATATAAATATATTAATTTTAATTAACAACATATTTATTTATATTCTTTAATTATAATATCATTTTCAGATATAAATTTTCTACATAGTCTAAGTTTAATATTATTATTGAGAGAGAAACATTTAATATTATTTTTCATTGAATTATGCAATATTACATCTTCGGCGTTCCAAAGATTTTTGATTAATTCATTGAATGATATATCATCTTTTATATAATATATTTTTTTAAAAATATTAAAACACGATATAGAGAACCAATCACACGAAGCCTTTGCACTATAATAACGAGGACAGAAATAAAATACATTTTTAGAAAATGAATTTAATATAAGGTTCATTTCTTGTATATTATATTCAATAAAGTATAAATCAGGTCTTATTCTTAAAACAATATCATTATCAGAAATATTAATATTATGAGTAAAAATATTATCAACAATTTTTCTAAATCCATAAAACATTTTATAAATATTAATACTCCAGTTATCAATTTTACCATTAAATACAATTTGTTGCTTAAATTTATTGGTGATATTACTATATATATATTCATCAGTAGGTTCCGGTTCAAAAAAAACATAATCAAAATTAAGAATAGAAGCCTTATCAATATTTAGATTATCCCAAGTTAATAGATACAATTTAATATTGAAGGCAGAAAATAACAATTTAATTTTGGATGATAAAAAATTTAAATATTCAACATTTGGACGAATAATACCACTGATAAAAAAATGTATAGTTTTAGAATTATTAATAATAGTACTCATATTATTAGTACATACATAAGGATAAGGATGCGTGTTATGTGTTATATTTTTTTTTAGATGGGTAAGTGTAAATTGATTCATTTATATAATTACTATATTTATTATTTATTCTTTTGCCTGATTGTCTTTACATATACTCTTAATTATCTTATCTTCCACTCCCGTAATAGGTTTTCCCATAGCCGACATAGACTTCGCATAAAACAGTTGTTTATCATCTTGCTTCATAAAAGCAGGGTTCTCTTTCGTCCATTCTGTTAATGCTGTATAATTTTTGTTTGATGTTTTGTTTATTGCTTTCTTCAATTTCTCTTTATTTGTATCTTTCTCCCAGATGTCGTTCTCCTTTATATAAATTGTTTCCCGTTTCAAATCGCTACAATGTAAAGGTCGCTCATATTTGCTTAATTTATTCATATTATCCATAATAACTTTTGTTATTCCTTTTTCTAACCCATTATTAGTTGTATATTGAAGTTGGTCTAATGATACTTGTATAGATTTTACAAAATCACTCATATTAATAGCGTCCTTACACTCTTCATTTAAAAACATATTGATATTGAACTGATTTGTATTATTACTATTATTATTATTACCCATATTAGGGATCATATCTTTAATAGTAGTTGTTAATAGTTCTATTTGTTTATTACTTTGCTCCGCCTGTTGCTTACTTTGTTCCGTCTGTTGCTTGCTTTGCTCCGCTTGCTGCTTATTTTGTTCCGTCAAGAGTTTATTCTGTTCCATTAGAAGAGCAACTACATCTCCAGATGCCTCTGTTGTTTTTTGAATTTCTACACATACGGTTTCTTCATATTTACAGATTTTTTTATGTCTATGTAATCCCTGATTGAATTTGTATTCTTTACCACATTCACAATTAAATTTATTAACGACTTTTACGACTTTTACGACTTTTTCATCATCATTTTTTAGCAAATCATCACCATTCATAGATATTTCCATTTTTTTGTGTTTTTGCGTTGATATATGTTTATCATAATCATATTTTCTACTACATTTATAATCACAACATATACAATTAAATTTATTAACGACATTTACGACTTTTACGACTTTTTCTATAACCATTTATAACCTTATATAACCATATATATTAAAATCTCTAAATTGTTTTTTTTAGAAATTATTATTTATGGTCTTGTAAAATATTGGATAATTATATCTTATATCACTACATAATGGTTTAATTTCTTGAAAATAGGCATAATTCACTCGATTTACAAACTTTATATGAGATATGTAAACTGGACATTTATTATTTGTCCAATTCCCAAAAAATTTTAACTTTATGAAATTCAAAAAAAACACACTTTTAAACAATATTATTTTTATTATGATTTATGGTGTAATAACAAAAATAGAGGTTTTTCAAGTATTTATGGTGTATTTTGAACTATTTAGTTGTGTGCTTTACTAAGCATATCCTCTAATGATTTATTTGTTTCTTGTAATTCTATATATTTTTCAAATAGATTATTATATTGTGTAGATTGCGTTTTATTATTATAGGTTATTTCATCGTCTATTTCTACGATTTTATCTTTTAAAAGTTTATTTTTTGTATCCACCGCCATGAATAACTCCGCCATTTCTTTAATCGTATTGGTTGATAATTCCAGAAGATTACTTTGATCCACTTGCTGCTTATAGTTATTGTTAATTTGTTCCATCAAGAGTTTATTCTGTTCTATTAGTATAGCAACTAGTTCTTCTGGTGTATGTGTTGTTTTTTGAATTTCTACACATACGGGCTGCTTGTAATCACAGGTTTGTTTATGTCTAACCAGACCATATTTATGCTTATACTGTTTTCCACAACCACAGTGAAATAATTCCTTTATGGGTTTTTCAACAATTTCCACCCCATTCGCAATCATTTCTATATTTTTGTGTTTTTGTGTTGATAAATGTTTTAAATAATTTTGTTTTTTGCTACATTTATAATCACAACATTTACAATAAAAATCAAGTGATACTTTTGATACTTTTGATACTTTTTGCTCCTCCATTTTATATATATTACTCATATATATATAAAAATCTCTAAACAGTTTTTCTATTTAATTCTTTCTCCTTTTGGTTTTGTTTTTACCTCCCATTTTACCGCTTCTTTTGGTTTTCTTTTTATCTACCTTTTTAACTACCTTTTTACCGCCTTTCTGGGTTTTTTTGCCGCCACCCTTCTTCCTCATCTTGCCTGTACCATAAGGAGCCCTTCTAGCAGTACTTTGACGCAATGCTAGGGTGTTATCGGGCTTGGGTGGGCTGGGATTATCTTGTGCAGCTATTAGTTCAATATTTTTCTTTAAATCAGAGACAGATACGGCGGCAGTTTCGGTTTCTATGGCTGCCTTATCTTCCTTACTTTTTTCGTCTGCTTTCCTTTGCGCGGACTTCTGTCTCAAAGTTTTCTGTAATTTGGTCGCTGCTGCGTTCTTGTCTGTTTTTAATTTCTGTGTTTTATTTCGTGATGAGTTCCCTCTTAAACCTGCCTGAAATTTAATAATGGTGTCTTCCGCTGCTTTCTCTGCTGCCTCTGTCGCTGCTGCCGTTGCTGCTTCTGCTGCTTCTGTCGTTGCTGCTGCTGCTGTTTCTTTTGCTGCTTTTGCTGCTTCGTCACTTGCTAATTTTAGTTTTCTTTTTGCTTCTGCTGCTGCTGGGTTTGCTGCTCTCGCCCGATTGACTGCCGCCTCATTACGAGTTTTGCCGGGCGTGTCCATAGGATCAGTCGGAACACCTAACTCTAACTCATCTACTGATAAATCTATTTCACCACGTGTTCCTAACGCATCATCAATTGGTGGTAAGGGTGTTTCTATCGGCTTATTTTCTAATTGAAGGTGTTCAGTAGGCGTTTCGGTTGGTACAATTGGTGTTATATCATTAACAACAACTTCTGGATTGGTGGGTATAATTATTGGTTCTTCTACTAGTGGTTCTGCTGCTGGTGCTGAATTATCTTCTGATTCAGCGCGTTTATCACACATTTTGTTATATTCAACAAATTTATCTTTGGCTTCATCTTCGCATTTCGTGTTTTTGTCAGGGTGCAGCGACAAACTCGCTGTTCTGCGGGCTTTTTTATCGCAATCTAATTTTGTTATATCCAGAGCCGCACTTGGACAGTCTGGTGTTGCGAGTTTGGTTACGGCTTCTGCTTGTGTAGTTGTTTCTTTTTCAACATCAACATTTTGAGGATCGGGCATTTCTTTTAGTACAATTGATGTGTCTCCTTCTGTTGGTGGTGGTGGTGGTGGTGGTGGTGGTGGTGGTTTTTCTTCTGCTGGTGAAAAAATACCATCAATTAGTGTCCCAGGATTACTATTAGGTGTATTATTTATCAGGTTACCTAATTCAGTAATCGTGTTTTTTAATTGTTCTTTATTAGTATCTCCATTCTCCATTAAATGAAAAATTAAATTTAAATATGGTCCAAGTGCAGTGTATGATGTTGTCTTTGCTTCGGCTTTTATTTTTTCTGCGAGATTGTTTGTAGTCTCCTCTAGCAGTTTCATTGTATCTTTGTCCTTTACAATTTTTTCTTTTTTTATTTTGCTTTCAAATTCTGTTTTAATTTGAGCCGCTAATGCATCAAATTTGTCTGTAACTACCTTATTACTTAAATTTTCTGTATCGCCTTTTTGCGTTATTGTAAAAGATGGATTATCACAATTCTTACTCATATTTATATTATAGTTATACTAAAATTTTGCTAAAAATATCGAGTTTATTAAAAGTCGTTAAAAAATAAATGCCCTGTAATAGACAATCTGCTAAATCGTCCTTTTTATTGTTTTTGTTAAAATAGTCCAGGTCATTTTCCATCATCTTTCGGGTGAGTAATTCTTGTGTATATTGAATACTTAATTGTTTTCTCTCTTTGTAGTCTGTTTTTTTATCAGAAAAAGGTTTTAATTTATTAGCAGCGGACATAAATTTGATATTGTGATTACCATAGTCAATAAAATATTGAGTTACCATACCCTGTATCGTTTTCATTCTATTTGCGATTGGACTAATTTGATTTTCTAATAATATCATATCAATACTACCAAGGTCTATAGTAGTAAAGAGTTTGTTTAATTCTATTTTCAAATTTACACCTAAATCAATTAACGACATATCATTAGCACTAATAATATTTATAGCGTCAAAACAAGTATTATCAATATGTTCTTCTATCAATTTAACTAAATCCACCTTTGTAATTTTTTTATCAAATTCAATATTATTTTCGCTTGCTATAGACATTACATATTTTAAACTTTTGTTAGATAATCCTTTTGTAACTATGGTGGGTAATTTATACTTCTGATTGCGTGTGTGAATTTTACAAAAATTATCACCGTCTTTTGTAAATTTTGCGGGTTTCTTACAGAGAGAACAGGTAGGTATTTGCTGACATAGATTAATAATATCCCATTTGCTTATGATAAATTTATGCGTATCTTCATCTTGTTCTAAAATAGCGAAGGCGAGATTTTTAATACCAATATCAATACTTAGCAATTTCATTTATAATAATAAATAATTAGTGTTTATTTATTATTATTAGTATAATATTATATTAATCTACAGAATTTTATCGCACATGGAGTACATAATCCTGTATAGGTAGTATGTGAAGAACATCGTCAGGGAGTTTAAGATTAAATATATGCCGACGGGTCTGGTTTTCTTATCGAAGCACTGAATAACACCACCTACTACCGCAGTTACGGCAAAAAATAGAGCAATCAGGGCAAATATGTAATACACGCCGCAGTGTTCTTTGCCTAAAGGCGACATTAAGCCATCTAATACAGACATATTCATAGTTTATAATATACCAGTAGATAATATTTCTTTTTAATTTTTTATAATTAAAAAGAAAATTTAGTTTTTTTCATTAGTGGGTATTTTGAATCTTGGCGTGTGTAGCTGTGCCTGAAGCATTTGCCTTGAAATAAATACGTTTTTTAAATCACTTGTTTCATATCCAAATGGCTGATTGTTTGATAAAATAGAATCAAAAATATACGGTTTTGTTGTAGCGGCGCCCTGTGTATTACTGGAATAAAACGGAGTATCACAGCACTCATTACACGCACTCAATTGATTGTTTTTAATTATTGAATCGGCGTTAGACTGTAGATATTTTCTGTAATCAGTATTGTTTGTGATATTAGCGTCCTCTTTCAATTTATTGTCTAAACTCGCACCAGGTTCGTAATTGGAATAGTTTCTACCATCGTCCATAATTGCTGGAAAATTAAAATGAATATTATCAGAACCATTATAAGCAGTACCCCAGCTCATTTTATATATATTTTAATAATATTTTTAATATTAAGAATTTATTGTAATAGTTTTAGTAAATCAATCTTTTTCATGTTCAGTGCGGATTCATTATCAATTAAATTTTTAGAAACCACTAAAGCCCGTAGGTCATCTACCTTCTGCCTTGTGTAATTTTTTTTTTCATTTGTCTCCGATACAGGAGCATCTACTGGATCGGGTAATTTTGGTGCTAAATGCTCTAAATCTAACTCCTGTAAATCTACAGGTAAGTTATTTGTAAATGGGTCGTTAATATCAACCGCAGATGGCTCGTCAAGCATTTTAATACAGTCAAATAAAGCCTCTTTAATTTCAACATTTTCAATAACATTTAGAATTTTAGTTTTTACGTCATCACTTACACCATCGGGAACAAGTTCAACAATAGCGTCCTCATCATCCTCGCTCTCGCTGCCGCCATCACTCTCATCGTCGCTCTCACCATCACTCTCATCATCACTCTCATCATCACTCTCATCGTCGTCCGATACACTTATTTTCTCTTCCTCGTTGTAGGTCGCCACCTCACCGACATCACCATCAGGCATTTGACGATTATCAAAACCACCATATTGATTTTGCTGCGACATAAAAACCTGGTTGTTGTAATTCATAATAAAATTTTGTAAAATTTTACCGTGCTCAATTACACTGTTCTCCAGCATGTTTAATCGTCTGTAGCAGTATAACATTACCGCGCCCGATATTAATAATAATAGTCCTAAAGTAATAATAAATCCTGTATCGATAAAATTTAATAACGAAATCATTAAATTTTATTTACATTTTTTTTAAGAATGTTTAACGAATATAATTTTAATATTTTATTACTATAGTATGAAATATATATTTTTGGCTGGTTTCAGTGCGTTGTTTTTTGTAATTATTGAATTACTTTACAAATTCTCTAATTGTTCTAAAATGGAAACAGATTTGTTTGTTACTATTTGGTTTATTATCTGTGGATTAGTTGCTCTACCTTATTATTTCGTCAAAGGATTTAGTAAAGAAACCATTAAATTTAACACGATAATGGTTATAGTTTTAATGTCTATTTTTACTTTTATAGGTAATTTATTTTACTGGGATGCTTGTAGATATCTAAGCAATCCTGGTATAGCAAGAACAGTATATTCAGGTGTATTAATTATGTTATTATCGTTAATTTCCGCCGTCACTTTTAAAAACTATCTATCTCTCAAGCAAACTGGTTCTATATTATTGATTATGGTGGGTATATGTACCTTGTTAATGTCTGATTAAGCAGCGTCTTCTATATTTTTGATAATTTCGTCGGGATATTCTAAATCTTTTAATACTTTTAGACCACCCTTTATTTTACTGACGCCCTTTTTAATTTTGTAAGTGCATTTGAAGTCTCCTGTGTCTTCGTCCCTGTTAATTTCCATATGATAATTTTTTGCTACACTCTTATCCAGTTTTTTACATAATTTATAATAGTGAGTTGTTAAAATGTAATTCACATTATTTTTTTTATTAATATGGTTTAATAATGCTGAAGCACTTAAAATTGCTTCCTCTGGGTTGGTTCCGCTATATAGTTCGTCAAATACACAGAAATGGTTCTTATCGCTATTATCTTCTATGATAGTTAGAATATCCTTACACCTTCTTGCCTCTGCCTGGAATAAACTATCGCGGCTGGACGTGTCGGGAATATTAATGTAGCAATGTATGAAATCATATATTTTTACATCTGCTTTATCAAAGAAACCAGCACCTAATTGCTGACAAAGTAAAATATTGAATATAGACGATTTTAGTAATGTAGTTTTGCCCGCTGCGTTAGGTCCAGTTAAAACTAAATTGTTGCTTAATTTGTATGTATTTTTTACAATCTTGCTACTTGACGAAGTCAATAGTTCGCCGTAATAAGCATTTTTGAAAGTTGTCTTTTCATTATTACCCACATAATTACAAAAGTTAATACAGTTATTTTTGATATGTTTTTGGAGTGTTGATATATTCTGGATATAACCATTACATCCAAAGGAAAAATATAAAGAATCAATAATGCTTTGGTCGTTATGTAATTTGTAGAAACATTTCATTAGATGTCCCAGTTCAAATATTTTCTTAAAGCTTATTTGATATACATTAATCTTATTCAACATCGCCAAATAATTATTTAAGATAACTAAATTGTTATTCAGTTGCGTATTAAAGTTTTTGTATGTTACCAGGTTTGATGTATGTTTTAATAAATTGTTGAAGTTATAGATGGATTTACTAATATAATCTCTTATACTGAAAATTTTATCGTGTATATATTTGATATTTTTATAGAAATTACCACAACTGATTACGTTGTTATACATTTGAAATCCGTAGAAAATAATACTTACTAACAGGTATATTTTGGTTGAGACTGGTGCCTCGTGAAAATCATTAAAGAATTGACCTAAAATATGGCTACTAAATACTTGCTTTAGATGTTCGAAATACGTTTCTAATGTAACATCATGTCCCTGTAATTTTATAATAAAAAAAGGTAATAATAATAGTATGACGGGTGCTAACAGACTTAATACTGGATTAGCCAGATTGAATATTGAGAGCATTTGCATACACATTTCATCGTTGTTATATTTTTTAAGAAAGGGCAGGTCTATATATTGATATTTCTCCATAAACCCATTATCTTTTGTAATGTCCTGACAAGAATTATAGCAATTTTCGCATAATTCACTATCATTTTCAAAAGACACGGTATTTTTATAATTTGTCAATAAGTTTTGCGTTTCATTCAAAAAACCCTTGTCGTTAGTATAAAAGTTGCTCCATTTATTGGTTATACATTGTTCTATTTGATTTTTAGGTTGAAATATAGAATTATACAAATTCTCCTTGTAAGTATTCCCAGATAAATCTGAAGGATTTTTAAATTCCATTAATTCTAAATCTGTTTGTATGCTATCCTGTATTTCTATTTTTTCATCTATCGTTTCAATCGGCAATTTAAATTGTTCCTCTATTAAGTTGTTTTGCTGTGTGGTATTTTCGTCGGCACTTAATAATTGTAGTATTTTTTCCATTATAATATAATATATAATTTTTAGATATAGCAAACGAAATATACAATTAATTGAAATATATAAAAAATACAATATAAGAGTTCATTACCTATTAATATAATATGAGTCCATTAACATATGACATTAATTTTATAATGGAATTGTCTAAAAATATTCCAGAAAAACATTTGAATAATGATGTTGAAAATTATTTGAATAACATTTTGATTGATATCAAGAAACCAAATAATACCGCTCCTGTTTTTAAAAATAATTCGTATCATAAAAATCACAAAAATGTGAGACATTTTAAAAATAATAATAATAATAGGCGGCAACCAACATACAATAAGGACGCAAATGCGACCGATAAAACCATAGTTAGTAAAACATCGCCAGATAAAGAGGTTGTTAGTAAGGATAGTATTGAAAAAAACTTATCTGATAATTTGATTATTGATAAACCCATCGCTCAAAATTATAGAATTAATAGAATGTGCTATATTAATAACAAATCGGATTATGATATGATTATTACTAATATTAGAAAAATTCTAAACAAAATTACAGAACAAACATACCAAAAACTAAAAAATGAATTTTTATGCTATTATAAATCAATTTATAAGGATATTAGTAGTGATGACCTAAATAAGATTAACATGTATATATTTGATTCTCTTGTTTATAATAACATTCCCTTTAATAATCTATATTCAGATTTGTTAAATGATTTAATTGTTATTGACCCAAAATTTACTGATATACTTAATGATAATCTGAAAATTTTCTACGATGTCTATAAATATGTTAAACTTCCCGAATCAATTGATTATGATGAGATAAGCAAAACCAATAAACATAACGATAGATATAAATGCTTGTGTGGATTTTATATTTTTTGTAGTAAAATTAAGTTAGTTCCTGAAAACCATGCTTTAGATTCCATCGCAAATTTACAGAAAGAATTAATGGTTAATATTAAATTAGAAGGCAAAAAAGACTATAATGAGCTACTTTCGCAATTTATTTTTTTTATAGTTTCGAATATAACGCTTACGAACAAAGAACACGAAATCGTTAAAAATATTGAATATTTAGCAGGTTTAACAACTAAATCTTACCCGAGTATCAGTAATAAAATAATCTTCAAGCATAAGGATATGGTTGAAAGAAATATCAAATATAATTAAATATGTTTTAAAATTGATTAATTAAAAATAAAAATTTATAATTAATCATAAACTATTAAATGACGGTTGATTGGTCTAACACAGTTTTATATAAATTATGTTCTAACAACCCACTTATTGAAGACGAATATGTAGGTAAGTCAGGAGATTTTCATATACGGAAAATAGCACATAAGAGCGTTTGTAATAATGTAAAGAGTGAAGGGTATAATTACGAGGTTTATAAATTCATTAGAGAGAACGGCGGATATGATAATTGGGATTTTGAAATATTAGAAACGGCAAATTTAGAAAATGAAAAAGAAGCATCAAATCTGGAGAGATATTGGATTGAAAAACTTAAGCCATCACTAAATGAAAGATTACCAGCACAAACACCCGAAGAAAGAGCCGAATATCATAGAGAATATAACCGTATCAGGTATAAAAAAAATATGGAAGACCCAGAATTTAGAAAGAAAAAATATGAGACTAATAAAAAACGGAGTGAAGACCCAGAAGTTAAAAAGAAAGAGGCTGCGACGAAGAAAGAACAAATAACTTGTATTTGTGGTGCTATTCATACCAGGGGTGGTAAAAGCCAGCATCTTAAAAGTGAAAAACACAACGAATTTGTAAAAAATAATCCACAATAAACATAAGAAATAATATTAATTATATTTCTAATTCTCAAACCCAAGAAGATCTTATTTCCCAAAATACAAAAAAACAAAATTCTTTGAATAGTTTAGACGCATTTTATAATGAGTTTCAATTACCTCTACTAGTTTCTGTTTTATATTTCCTATTTCAATTACCTATTTTTAGAAAAACTCTAAAAAAAACATTGCCTGTTTTATTTGGTAATGATGCTAATCCTAACTTATATGGTTACTTATTTAATAGTATATTATTTGCTACAACTTTTTATATATTAATTAAACTGGTAAATCAAATTACAGTTAATATATCTTAATATTTAATTTTTACTATATATAAATTATAAACTATACAATTTACCAAAAATGTAAATAAATTTGATTTTTAACTAACTTCATTGGTTTCAACCAAATTTGTCATAAGACTTGACGGATAAATAATTACATCTGGTGGAATTTCTAGATTAAATATTTTTTCTTTATCATTATAATTATTGGTAATTCGCCATTCACCATTAATTCTTTTTCCAAAAATTTCTATATTACTGGATTCTGGTGTCAATACTATTCTTTTTACACTGCGATAACCAGGTTGTTTAAATGTATATCCAAGATTATTTCCTGGTGTAGTTTGATAATATGCTTGGTCGGGATTAGAATGAAAATAAATAGTAGCATTAAAGAAATTGCTACCTAATATGCAATGTTTATTAAAATACCGGGTATGTAAATTATAACAAGTTTCAATTTTATAAGCAATATCACGTGGATAAAAATTAATCGCACTATGTACTGGATCAAGAGAAAGCCAAACATATGATTCGTTCTGCATAATTATTTGTTTATCTAATTAATTCTACATATATGTTTGTATAAATTCAATTCAATTTTTTTTACCACAATACAATTTATTATTTTCAATTATGGTTTTTAAAGTGGTGTCTTTGTTAATATTTTAAATAATTAAATAATTATTATTTAATTATTTAAAAATATTTTCATTTATTAATTCAATATGAATTTTCAATTATATAAATTTGCTTTTTTAATATCCGGTTCACCCAGAACATTTGTTATTGATGAAATGATTAAATATTATAAAAATTTAATTCAAACTTATAAATCTTTAAATATTTCTATAGACTTTTATATCATTCTTAAAATTGACGAAATTATTGATTCCGAAAAAACACCATATGATAGATTTTATAAACAATACAATTTACCAAAAATTAATTTTTTTAATACAAAAAAAGGTTTAAATAATTTTGAAATAATGTTAGATTTATTAAAACCAAAACATATTATAGTATTTAATAAACTTGATAAGTCTAATAAAATGCAATATTCACAATTTAAATCAATAGATATTATATTAAACAAAGCCATAGAATATTCAAAAAATAATAACTTTGAATATAATTATTATATTAGAAGTAGACCCGATTTAATGATTCTTAATTTACCAAATTTATATAATTTAAATGATTCTATTCTTTATTCATCTGTTAAATGCGATTCTAAAGTTAATGATGGATTTTTTATAATATCTAAAAAACTATTGAATACATGGAATAATGATATTATAAAAAAAATTGAATATGACCCCCATTCCAATAATAATTTTCCAGAAGGAACTCTTTTTAATAATTTTAAAACAAATCAAATATGTAGATCAATATTGATTAGAAACTACAATTTAGTTCATGAATGGTTTCCTACGCCAGAAATACATATTCATAATTTTTTTAATATTAATAATGATCCACACAAAATATATATAGATACTGCTCTCAACAATAATGACTTTATTATTCAATTAAATAATATACTTAATCATTACAATGTTAAATATCAAGAAATTTATACTATATAAATAATAACTATTACATATTATATAATACATATTATATAATACATATTACATATTACATATTACATTTATTATTTCCAAATATAAATTTAATTATATCCCAATCTTTATTATGATCTTTACGCTGTCTCGTATAATATTTACTTAAACCAGTTAATAATACAATCATACTAAATAAATATATAAATGGCAATAATTTTAATACCATTATTCTATTATCTATTGGTTTAATATTTAAAATTTTTTTTATTTCATCATTGGATTTTAACAAATCTGTTATATTTAAATTATTATATGACCCATATAATGCTTTTAATATAATTTGAATTATTACTAATAATACAGAGAGTATTAAAAATAAAGCTAAATATTTTCCTTCTGTTTTTGTAGAAACTACAAATATTATATATATTAAAATACTATATTTAATTATAATTACATAAAATTTTCTTATTTTTATAAGATATATAGATGGTTCTATCAAGAATCGATGCAAACATCAATTATACCGAGACTAATAGCCTCGCTAAAAACGATGAAGGTGGTGAAAGCTACGCATATAAAGCTAAAATTTATAACAAAAACGTGAAATTTGTTTTAGGTAATCCCTGTTTTGAATATAGCGATACTAACAACATCGTATATTATAATATTTACCTGGTAGAAAATACCAGCGTATCTGCTAAAATCGGTGTTTTTGAAACTAAAAATGATTCTTATCTTAAATTATTAGATAATACAGAAAATATCAAGTTAGATAAATTAGATAAGCCCTTGCTATTTACATACACTAAAAACTACATTAATACCAAATACAATAATGATGATATTGCGTTTGCCGAACCCAACAAATCTGGCGATGATACTGATGATGAGAGCGATGATAATAGTGATGACGAGAGCGACATAAGTGATATTAGTGATGGAAGCGAACCCGATAATGATGAAGACGAAGCACCAATATTTGATAAACCGGTGATTGCCGAACCTATGGTATTAAAAGAACAAACAAAGGAAGAGAGTGATGATGAAATCAATAGTTATAAGCCGATGCCTACCGATGAATGGGTTAATAAATTTTTCAAAAGTCATAAATATTTCTTTCAGGAGAATGAAGGAAGTGGAGATTGTTTTTTCGCCACGTTGAGAGACGGGTTAAAATCTACAGGTCAGGACAAATATAAAAATATCAGCGTTACTAATATAAGGGCTAAATTAGCCGAAAGTCTTGACGAAGACCAGTTCCAGGCATACTATACTATGTATAATACTATAACTGGGGGGCAAAAAAATACACAAGGGTCCATCAACCAATTGAAATTACGCCATAGAAACCTGAAGACTATGATAGGCGGAACAAGCAATACAACCGAAAAAACTGGTATGTTGAGAGAGGCACAGCAAAATTTAGAGCTAATGGTTGGTGGTGCTAAAATCAGTGCCGAGCAAAAAGAATTACGCCGTCATTTCGCATTTATGGAAAATATCAATACTATTGACGAGATGAGAGAAGTTATTAAAACCAGTAAATACTGGGCTGATGACTATGCTATTACAACATTAGAGCGATTATACAATGTTAAATTCATTATTTTATCGCAAAATAATTTTGAGGAAGACGATACAAAAGATTCGGAGGTGGTTCAAATACATAATAAGGTTGTGAAATGTGGTGATGCCGATAAAAAAATACAGAGACTAGGTATTTTTGACCCAGACCAGTATATTATTGCTAATTATACTGATGGTATTCATTACAAATTAATTACATATGATAAAAATGTTGGTAAGGGTGCTTTTACTTTCGCCGAACTACCATACAAAGTTAAAGAGGAAGTAGTAAATGCGTGTATGAAAGAAAACGATGCGGGTTCATTCTCTTATATTAAGCAGTTTAAAGATTTCGCCACGACAATCAATTTACCAATTGGTCCAGCGAAAAAAGTGTCTTTAATTGACGACAGCAAATCCAACTTATATGACGATACATCGGTGATACAAATTTATTCCAAATCCCAGCATAAAAAATTAGGCGAGGGAACGGGCGAAACAATTACCATAGAACATAAAACCAATCTTGGTGTCCTCAAATTAAAAGATATGCCTGATTGGAGAAAAAAAATAGACAATTCCTGGGTATTATCCAATAAAGATGGTGATAAATTAGAGATTGATGCGAAATTGTGGCCCAGCGTCCAGCATTATCTATATGCGGCACGATTTTCCAATATCCCTGAAGTGTTTGCGAAATTTACAGAGAGCAACGATGAAACCGCTACTGCTGCTCTTGCTAAAACATTTTACGATAAAAAAATCAAAGAATACAAATCCAGTATTGTCTCGGAAACTGAATACATTAAGGCTAATCCTAAATTTTTGACGGACGCATTAAAAGCCAAATTTACCAATAATACTTACAAAAACATATTGCTACTGACTGGTAAATCTAAAATAATGATTTATAAGCCAGCGTCAGGTCCATATGTTGCGACCGAGTTAATGACCCTCAGAGAAGAATTAGCAAAATAGACAAATTTAGCATTTATAAAATAATATTAAATTAAACAATTATAATTTAATATTATCCCGCTTATATATAGAAATAATGGTAAGAACGAGGAGTAATTTATCAATAAAAAAAAAGAACGGCAGCCGAAAAATAAAAAAAGGTGGAGCAAAATCAACCGAAGAAAAACGACTACAGGCAGCGATAGGACAAAAAGGGAAATCAATCCCGACCGAGAACATATTGGCAAGTGGTGCTGCTGGTGCTGTGGGACTTGCTATCGTCAAGGGCGCATCAAAGGGGATAGCATCTACTACATTAGGACTTGCTGGTGTAGGACAAGGAGCTGTATCGGCAGGTTCTTGGCTTGGTAGTGGTGCTCTTATCGGTGTAGGTGGTAGTGTTCTTGGACCAATCTTTACCGCAGTTGCTGCGTCTGTGGCTATCGCATACGCTACCTTTTCGGTCAAGAGAAAAAAAAAACTTCAGTCCAGAATTAAACATTTTATCAAACGGCAAATGTTAGCAACTTTAGATGAAATGGTCGAAAAATCCAAGAAGTTCCCCAAACGATACCCTGAACTTCAAGGTTATGCGGGTAACGAGAAGAGTGTTAAAAAGTTTTTTGTAGATTACGGTATTTTTTCCAAACTGGCTGATATATTTTTGAGTTTTCAAAGTAATATGCTGCATTTTTATCCATCAGAACGATTGATGTATCCTATCCAATTCGACGATATTAAAAACGAGGAGACAGGAATGGTAGGTAAAATACCATGGAAGGAGGATCAACATAACCTCGGAGAAAATTTTTTATGTTTTTATGATTATCTTACTTCTGACGAGCACTTATATTTTACAAGTGACGCATTAAATGACGGTACTACCACAAGTTACCTGCGACTTAAATTAAAGACCGAAACCTGGTACAAAAATACACCAGCACAAATTATTGAAGATTTACAGTCGAAATTAAATAAAGGAAATTTAAAGGTAAAGGATGCAAACGAAAACAAACCTGTGTCCGAAGAAGAGCCAACAACAGTAGTAGGAGAGCCAGTAACAGCAGTAGGACAGCCAGTAACAGCAGTAGGACAGCCAGTAACAGCAGCAGGAGAGAAAGCAGGAAAAGACCCTCGTGCTCCTGCTGATTCTAAAAAAAGGAGGATAGACGCAGGCGCCGCAGCCAAAGCCGCGGCTCTGGGGGCCTCCTTGTTGGTGCCGGCGGCGACCCTGAGCATGCTCGGTGGTGCGCCTCAAGTCGGGGGAGAGTTTGAACGCGGTCCTGTGCTGGCTGGTGCGGTCCCGATAGGAGGATTGGCTGAAGATATGGTGAGAATGGGAAATCAGAGAGATGATGGCTTGAGAACGGCTAGCCGCTTCTCGCGCCAAACTAGAGCCAAACCACCACCACCACCACCACCACCACCACCACCACCACCACCACCACCACCACCACCAGTAGGTAGTATTAATATAATCGTTCCTCCAATACTACCAAAATTAAATATTGGAGACATAAAAACCCGCAAAGAAGAATCCGGTCCCAAACAAACATCCGACCAAACTCATGATATGAAAGATTTAGGTAAGGCCGCAGCAAGTGGCGCTGGTGCCCTTGGTAATGCCGTTGCAAGTGGCGCTGGTGCCCTTGGTAATGCCGCAGCAAGTGGCGCTGGTGCCCTTGGTAATGCCGCAGCAAGTGGCGCTGGTGCCCTTGGTAATGCCGCAGCAAGTTGGGTTATAAAGATTGGAAAGGAACAAGTAGCCAAAATGCAAACAGTGAAAATAATTGATTACATGCAAGTTAATAATACAGATAATACAAAAGCAAGTGTTGATATTGAGGTTGATAAATTATCAGAAGTTCAATTAGAGTTCGCTATGAGTGTTTTGTCGCTATTACAAAATCCTGAGTTCGTCACCGTTATATCTAAAAAAATTAAAAATTTCACCTCGACATACGAAGATGATTTTACAGAAGAAGCCGACGAAGAATATATAGGAAAACAAGCACAAAAAGCACAAGCTGGTGGTGGTGAATTAATTACTACCGACGAGGGTCAAACTGGTGGGAGAATATTCGCGCGTTCTATGAGTTCAACAAGCAGTGTTATTAAGGGGTCAAAAACTAAGGTGGGACAATCATTCAGGACAAGAAAATTTAGCGAAAATGATAAACATTCCTTTATTGAATTTTTATATTATTCAACTTACAGTTTTTACAGTGTTTTCTCCGACATATTACAGGTTCGTGAAGTTGAACTGGAAAAATTCTTCAACAATTATGTAGATGACCTTATGAAAATGTTACAGAAGGGTTTCTCGGATGTGGTAAATGGTTCTAGTATTTATATAGCGATAGCAAGAGCATTAGCTATTACATTCGAACAAAAATTAGGAACCGCTTTCAATAAGGATGTTAAAACACAAGCATCAATTGATTTTAATAGTAAATCAACTTTGAATGAGACTGCGGAAATTGAGTCGCGTTTAAAAAAAGCAGAACTGTTTTCAAGCGATTCATTTTTCAATCTTAAAAATAAGAAAATTAGGGATTATATTTTTAATACATATGCCGACATTAGTAAGCTTGAGAGTGCGATGAATAAAGCGGACCTAGGCAGTCGTCAGCAAGGTGTGGCTTCACATTTAGACAGTCGCTTTACACGAGAAATCCTCGGTAGAGACCCAGTAAAACAAGAGTTCATCGAGAGCCAACAAGTTAGAACTGCTCTCGCAGAGATTTTTGGGGGCAAATTTGGTATGTTTAAAAATATATTAGCGAATATAGATACTGCGATTGATGATTTTGATGGTGTTGCTACTCAAGAATTTCAAAAAAATTTACAAGCACAATTACCAAAATTAGCACAAATTGGAAAGGAAGGTATGACCTTTCAATTTCCAGATGGACTGATACAAGTTGATGGAGATGGCGGTAGTCTGGTTCAAATGCAAATAGCACAGAAAAAGGAAGAATTGAAAAAACTTGAGGAAAAACAGCAGGCAATAACCAACATAGCCGCTCAAAAATGATAAAAAATAAATATTTTACTGACCATATAATAAAATATTTACATATATTAATCGGGCAATATGCTTAATCTATCTGCTGAAAGCACCTTTTTGATTGATTATTATGATAAAAAAATGAAATTATCTATTCCCAATAAGAAATCGCCTGAATTAGAAGACTTACATGAACATATATACGATAAACTGGATAGAATATATGATGTTATAAACACTGATTTATGTAATATTAAAAATTTTAGAAAAATATATGATAAGGATGCGATAGAATATACTGAATTACTAAAAAACGCATACAAATCTCATTTTACAGATAATCCATATATAGATGCGGATATGAAGAACTTTATCAATAATAAGTCTGGAATATTAATCGTTTATAGCCTACCATACAAAAATAAAATGGTTTCTATTAATTTTATTGAATATAATAAAATCTCTCCGTCTTATCTATCTAATCTTGATAAAATTGTTAAAAATATGTTGGCTCAAATATATTTAGTGTCTCAACTATCTACAAATATTTCGTGTTCTAATGATGGTATTAGTGTTATAATATTTATGACGCCATACAGGAGAGAATTAGAGGAAAAACAAGGTGATGTATTAGGTTCAAGAAATGCTAATGGTGGCTTCTGTTATGGTTGTAAGGGTCACGGTGAAATTGTAGTATATAGAAAAGAAGAGTATTTCAAGGTCTTCTCTCACGAATTGATACATAATTTTGGTGTAGATACTCATATGTGGAAATTTATGACTGCGGCAAAGATAGATAATTCAAAAGAACAAAAACTATACAATAAATTTTTAGATAATTATAGTTTGAGTGGAGAGAATGGTCTTGTTCCACAGGAAGCGTTGGTAGAATTCTGGGGTTTATTTTTAAACAACACTATATATTCATATGTATATAGTAATAATTGTAATCTCTCTACCTCTAATCAAAAACTAAAAATTTTTAAAGAAATGTTTAAAAAAATTATGGAATTTGAAATCAAACACTCTCTTTTACAAACCGTGAAAATATTAAATCACTACAACCTTACATATACTGATATATTATCAAGTGATACAGAGGTTGATTATAGAGAGAAAACTCATATTTTTAGTTATTATGTATTGAAATTAATGTTATTATACAATTATAGTGCGTTCATAGAAACTAAGATAACAACCTCAAAGGGTAAAGCCATATATTTTCATAATTCTCTCCCGAATATAGGTCGTTTCTTCAATTATATCAACATCGTTTCAAATAGCAAATCATTAATATCTAATTTGAAAGCCGTGGAGAAAGACCTTGTATTTTTAAAATCACAAAAGAAAAGTAGAGAGATTTCGTATTTAATAAGCAACCTGCGAATGTCTATGCTTGAATACGATTAAAAATATTATAAACCAGATAAAGATTATTTCATATATATATTATCCGTATATATATATATGAATTTACTTGAAGAAGCATTCAGTGCCGTCGGCATGAATATGGATGGTGAATTATTTACCGTCATAGCAGCGAAAAAAAAACAAACATTTATTGAGTATTTTTTGAATAAAGAATTACCGAATAAAAAGACAAAGACAAAACAAACAGATAAAGAATTTACTGTGCCTCATTTGTGCGATTATTCAAATATTCTGGTAATAAATTACACCATACAACAACTGAAAAAAATATGTAAAGAGTATAAAATAAAAGTATCTGGTAAAAAAGATGAATTAAAACAGCGAGCATATAACCATATGAGGTGTGCTTACTATAGCACATTTATTCAAAAAATAACCAGAAAAATACTGGTAAAAAATTACATCACATTACATGGTCCAGGGTTTTATAACAGACCAAGATGTACTAACGATTGTGATTTTGCGACGTTAGACGATATATCATGCATACCATACACGCAATTTTTTAGTATTGAAGATGATGATAAATTCATTTATGTATTTGATATATTATCAATTTACAACCTGTATATGAAAAATAAAAAACAACCAACTAATCCATTTTCAACTAAAATGATGAACGCATCAGTTTATACTAATATGATGGATTTTGTGAAGTATAGTAAAATGTTAAATATTGAAATAAACATTGATTATGATACGCTGGAAGAAATGAGCGACCTAAAAAGGTTAGACATGAGAATTCTAAATTTATTTCAAAATATAGATTCTTTAGGAAATTATACAGATATGACTTGGTATACTGATTTAAATAGACATCGCCTGATAAAATTAGCGAGAGAATTACACGATATTTGGCATTTTAGAGCAAGTTTATCCGAACAAGCAAAAAGAGAAATATGTCCTCCGTTCGGGAATCCATTTAGATCGGTTGATATTCGCTATATACATAATTTAAATTTTTTACTAATCAAAAAACTGGTAGTGACTATAATGGAAGAATTTGTAAATAAAGGCATCGATAATGAATCTAAAACTTTAGGATGTTATTATGTTCTTTCTTGTTTAACATTAGTTCATCCATCGGCAGCAGAAGCGTTGCCATGGTTATATGAATCTGTAAATTATTAAATTCGTTTATAACTATAAATTTATAAAATAGAGAGATTAACAATTATTATAAATATATATTAGCAAACAAGGGTTTAAAAAAAATTAATTTAATTAATTAATATAAAGTATCCATAAAAGAACTTAAAAAGATACGCCCATATATAATTATAAAATAAGATGCCCTCCAAATCCGCCCAGAAGAAAGTAGTTGAGCCCGTAGTTGCTGTTGCCGATGTAGTTGCTCCCGAGCCAAAGAAGACCAAGGCTAAGGTCGCCCCCGCTGCCGTTGTTGATGCCCCCGTTGTCGCCAAGAAGGAGACCAAGCCCCGTGCGAAGAAGGAGGCTGCCCCCATTGTTGTTGTTGCTCCCGTTGTAGATGCGGAGAATGTTGTTGTCGCCGAGTCGTCGGTTGATACATCCATCGCTGATGGTTTCACCGAGTTCATCGTCAAGTTCGGTGGTATGGTTTCGCAGTTCGGTGCCCTCAAGGCCGAGCTCAAGCAGCTGGAGCGCAAGGTCGCCAAGCAGCTCAAGGTTGTTGAGAAGATCCAGAACAAGAAGAAGCGCAAGGGTACCCGTGCCCCCAGCGGTTTCGTAAAGCCCTCGCCCATCAGCGACGAGCTGGCGACCTTCCTCGGTAAGGCTCCCGGCACCGAGATGGCTCGCACCGACGTAACCCGTGAGATTAACAAGTACATTCGTGGTAACGAGCTACAGGACAAGGACAACGGTCGCATTATCAAGGCTGATGCTGCCCTCAGGGCGCTCCTCAAGCTTGAGGATGCTGACCCATCGGTCGTGCTGACTTACTTCAACCTCCAGAAGTACATGTCGCCCCACTTCCCCAAGCAGCCACCCGCTGCCCCCGTTGTCGCTTAAATTATTAATGCGATAAATAAAAAAATAACCAAAACAATATAAAATGTGAAAATTAAAAAATTATATAATTTCAATTTTAATTTATATTAAAAATTGAAATTTACAGAATCACAACTATATACATATTACTAGCTATTTACCAATTGAATGGATTAAATAATAACCTCATAAGTATTATATTATATACTATTTATGAAGTCAAACAATTTTTTTTAAAAATAATATCAGCAACATATATGGTTTGAATTAAATCTCAGTAGAAATAAAATGAAATTAAATAAAATAATATTAATTAAAAAAAAATTGATTTAAACATTTGAAAAGTATATTAGTATTATCAAATAAAACAATATGGCGAACATTATCTCGGGCCCCACTTTCAACGTTGATGCGGACATTAACTTCGCGGCAGTAAAGGTTACGGCGAACGGTCGTAAGACAATTGGTGTTAATAACAAGAAGAGCAAGTCGTCTAAGATTACTTATATCAGCACTCCTCTTATGCTTACCTGGGGTATTAACAAGTTCGTTGATGAGGCAACTGGTAACGAGTCATTTGATATGGCTCTACAGTTCCCTCAGGCGGAATATATGACTCCCGAGGCTCAGGCATTCCTTAAGAATATGCAGCAGTTTGAGGAGACAGTTAAGAAGACCGCACTTGAGAATAGCAAGGATTGGCTTGGTAAGCCCCTTAAGAGTATGGAGGCTATTGATGCTCTCTGGACGCCTATGCTGCGTTATCCCAAGGACAAGGAGTCTGGCGAGCCTGATTATTCCCGCTCGCCTACTATGAAGATTAAGCTTCCTCGCTGGGAGGGTGAGTTCAAGAATATTGAGCTTTACAGCGAGGAGCAGAAGCAACTGTTTCCTAATGACGATGGAATCCAGCCGATTGACTTTGTAACCAAGGGTTCTCACGTGGCGACCATCATTTCGTGCGGTGGTATCTGGGTTGCTGGTGCGAAGTTCGGTGTTACTTGGCGTCTGTTTCAGGCAGTTGTTAAGCCACCTGCTACTCTTGCTGGTAAGTGCCACATTAGCCTATCGGTTAAGGATAAGGAGACGCTTATTAGTTCGGCAGAGAAGGCAGAGGCCGAGGCAGAGACCGATACACCAGCACAGAACGCACCAGTTGATACGGTAGTAGAGGATTCTGATGATGATGATGATGATGATGTAGTAGCCACACCAGCACCAGAGCCAGAGCCAGTTGCCGAGGTCAAGGAAGTTGTAACAGAGGATGCCCCTAAGAAGAAAAAGATTATCAAGAAGAAGGCTCCCCCTTAAATACTAATACTAATACTAAAAAACACAATAACTAAATAATAAAAAATCATAAAATTTATAATTTTTTTTTATAAATTTTATTCTAAACGAATATGAACTACTACATTCGCCTTTGACTTATTGTCAAATATATCATGAGAGTTTATTACTGGTATTCCCTCATTCTTCAAAGTATAGGTTTGGTTCTTTTTTAAACTTAATTTATGTATATCAAGTTTATACCTATACACATCTATGGTCTCTATATCTTGCTTTATTAATTTTAATACGGTTTCAAATTTATCAGAGTATTCTATGTGTATATCGTTATTTTCATCTATGGTGATGCCATCAGTTAAAACAGGTTGTATTTTTATAATATTCTTTTCATACATCATTTCTTGATGCCAGAGCGGAACATATATTGTATCATCTCCAATTTCTAATTTGAAAATTTCACTGTTTAAAATATTATCGAGAGAAGGTGTTAGTATATAAATATTATACAACCTTAACTTATCATCTATTATATTTTTTATTATATCAATTGTTTCTACTGGAAAATTCATAGTATTATTATTTATGAACCTATATATATCCTCCAATACATCAATATTTACCGTATCAAATAACTGGTCGAATATTTTATTACTGAACTCAATACATTTCTTTTGAAAATTATGAACACTATCATTACCCGGGTTCTTTAACATCATCGTTAATAAGTTAATTATCAACTCTGTATATGGTGCGTCAAATATTTCTTCTTCTGTAGAATTATCAGGGACATTAGTATCCGTGTTAATAATATTGGATAAAAACGAATACGCAGCCAAGATTTCTTGAAATCTTTCATTTGAATCAGGATCAGGATTTTTATCAGGGTGATAATTCAGAGCCATAATATGATATGTTCTCTTCAATTCTATATTGGTGAGTTCATTTATATTTCCTATATCATATTTATCATCCAGTTTTAATTTATTTAATGCCAGTTTTATTGTCATTTTCATTTACCAACTTTATTAAATATAGTATAAATGCCTCTAAATGATAAATTGGTCTGTAATTATTATTATAATATTTAAACAATAAACAAACTCTCTCAAAAATTTTATTGATAAACCCCTCATCAATATTACCACCCGACATCTCTATCTTTTTTCTAATAACTGCGTCGATAATATAATAAACACAATCATAAAAATTCAAGTCGTTTATCAATAAATCATACAATATGTTTCTTATATTATTATAACTTATTTTGGGGTCTTTTAGGTTAGTAGATACTATAATATGAATTATTTTATCACATATAGACCGCTTATGATTTATAATGTTCTCATTATCTCCATTTATATCAACATATTTCAATAAATTAATAGATGATATATTTGATATAAACGGACCATCTTGATTGTCT